CATAGTGTACTGGTCACGACGATACTCTGTGCGTTGCTCAGTTCCACCACCAAAGAGACCCCTCTTTTCTTTATCCAAGTCAAGAGATCTTTCTGATTCTAAAACCTTGGGATCATTGGCACGATACTCAATCTCATATCCATCCTTACCTGCTTTAATACGGTAAGAAGAATATGGTCCACGAGGAATATTGAATGTTGGTGGTTCTTGGACCAGTGGTTCTCTCTTGATAAGATGTCCAAGAACACCAATATGTGCAATAGCAATAATGCCACTAACACCTAAAACTGACCACTTAAATAAATTTTTGTTTGGATTCATTTCACTGGTTTAGATTTTGTTTCCTCACCTTTTGCCCTTTTCTTTCTGGCGGCACAGTGTGCCTTTTGTGAAAATCCTTTTGGATTTGAGCAATCAATAGTGCGTTTATATTTATTGCTCCAACTCTCTTGAAACTGACTAAATGTTTTCATCTTCAGGCAACCCTTTCTTTAGGAGTTTTGCTAAGTCTGCGGTTGATCCAACAAATAAAGCATTATTAACTGTCGATGGTCCTTTTACTTGCTTTTCTTCCTCAACATCCTTTAACTTTTTCTGAAGTTCCATTAACTTGTCAGTTGCATCGGCAACATTCTTAATTAACTGACCAGCTACTTCATATGCTCTTGGCATCTCACTCTCTTGAGCAAGTTCTAGAATGCCATTGATAGCTTCTTGACCTTTTTCTATGAGAGAATATAAATTTCCTCTTGTATATTCATAGTCTTTCTTTATATCATCGGGCGATAATTTTTCTTTCTCTACCTTCTGAATTGGAGATACTTCAACCTCGGGTTGAATAAAATCATCCGATACATTAAATGTTTCGTTTAAATCATCAAATTTTTTAGTCATTTTCATGAGAATCCACCATCAAATCCAAAGTCATCTCCTGGAGTTATCAAAGCATTATCTGCAGCAGTAATAGTTCCTACGTTAGTTCCGCCAACATGGGGAACGGCAATAGTTCCATCCTGACCCCTCTTAACAGTAAGAATATTTGTTGTAGTATTTCTCTTACTAACATACATTGATTCTTCATCAATGATAATGTAACTATTCGCGTCAATCGTAGATGCATCTGCAACTGTGATATTTGTTACTTTCTCACTAATATCATCTTGAATAGTTGTAGCAACATTGCTGTCATAATTTTTAGTTGCTCTTGGTTCAACAGAGTAAGTAACGTCTCTTGCAACAACTCTTGCACCCTCTCCTGTTGCTCCAGCGAGATATCCAACAGATACCTTTTTGATGAGATCCTTGGATGCGTCTGCAATTGGACCGAACAAATATGTCTTTGCCGTGAATCGTAATGTGTAAATAAGTGCTCTTCTTGTTGAAAAATCTCCCTCATAGTCATCATTCATTGTTACGCTATCAAGCACAACAGGAATGTCTCTCTTCTCAGAAATATCCCCAACAAGAGTAACACTGAGATTGTAAGATGGTTGAAAATATGGTAATATTTGCTCTACAATTTGAAGCATATCATCATTCAACTTTGTCATAATATTAAGTTCAAATGCCATGTTATATGGAACTGGCATATATGCTTTTTTCTGATCACCAATAGTAACAAATTGTTGGGTTGTTGTCACTTTCCTGGAAGAGTCATAATTTAAACCAGTAAATTCAAATGACATTCTTGGAAGACTCATTTGAACGGGTTTGTTCAAATCTGCAGATTGCTCAAGTCTTGCCAAGAATTTTTGCATTGGTCCATATGCCAAAGGCACTTTTACCTCACTAACAGTATTATCACTACTATCAGTATGTTTAATCACCATTCCATTGAATAGTGTTCCGAAAGAAATTACCGTCTTTCTTAATATTTCGTGGTAAAAGTATTCAAACATTTTAAAATTTATGTGCGTTTTTTAACAAAACCATAAGACTATTTATGGATTGCCAAATGGATTAGTTTCAGTAAAGTCTAAAATAGAATCTGCTTCACTTTCAATAAAGTCATTATTTGCATATGGATCAATGATATCGTCTGTATTGATAGAAAGAATGGATCTTGACGCACTACTTGCAGAACCGACAACTGTCTCTCCTGGAATGAAGGATCCAGATACTATCTTAAGTTCTAATACATTAGTAATAGTATTCCAAGAATTAACGCGAGCAGTTGTTCCACTTGTGCTTCCAGTAACAACTTCATTATATTCAAAGGTTCCTGATGTTGTTAATCCAATAGGAGCTCCGATAGTAATAGTAGGAACGCTGGAATAACTAGAACCAGCATCTATTATTCTGATAGCAGTAACAATGCCAGCAGAACTAATAAGTGCTCTTGCTGTTGCTGTAGTTCCAAGTCCAACAGGACCACTGAATGTTACCAATGGTTCGGAAATGTATCCACCACCACCGTCAGTGATAGTTACAATACCTACCATACCAGTTGAAATTCCTGTTGTAGCTGCTGCTCCAGTTCCACCTCCACCAAAGAAAGCAACTCCAGGTGCTACAGTGTAACCAGATCCTGGGTTAATAAGTTCTACTCCCTGAATCTTCTTAGCGTCTGTAACACCATAACAATTGACAAGATTGTCAATCATTGTCGCAATACCTACTGCTGTTACACCACCAGAAGGTGCTGTCGATATAGCTACTCTTGGTACTGAAGTGTAATCATTTCCTCTATTTGTAAGAGAAATAAATCTAACACCATTATCAACAAGACCTGTAATCGCTGATGCAGTTTTTGCAACACCAACCATAGTCAGAGTTATGTTATATCCTTGGTCTTGGATATTATCATCAATTTCTGCTATATCAGTATCAATAACTTCATCTTCATACCTGAACAGTTCACAAGTTAATTGATAAACATAATTTTTCTGAAGTTGATAAAATGGTTTTTCGTGCTCTACATATTTGATTTCAAACAATCTATCCCCAAGGGGAAAATATATCAAATCTCCTTCTTTAGGTCGAGTTGATAAATTAACATCAGTTATAGTTCTTGATAAAGGTGCAATATATTCATCAAATCTTTCTTTTGATATTGTTAGAGTGAGATCATCCATCTCTTGAATACCAAACTTAGACATCAAAGTTCCAAGTCCATTATATCCATCATATGTATCTACATATGCTTCTATTGGATATGCATTTTCAAATTTAGATTCAATAACTTCCTTTATGACAGATTTTTCTGTTGCATACTGTCTTGGCAAATAAAAGACTTCAACCCCATACATTTTCAACTGTTCGTTGATTAAATCTTGTATGAGGTTTTGTTCTGTTGAAGAACCTTGTTGGAAAAATGGATTTAGTGCCATGTTCTTATCCGATCATATCCATAGGTGGTAACTCGTAAGTATTCGACATCCTTTCCATAATTTCATCTATTTCTTTCTGTGCATCATCATATATTTGTCTCCCATTAAGTTCTATTCCACCAGGAAGTTTAACTCCTTGGAATTTAATGAGGTTTTGTCCCCACTGTCTCTTAATAAGTGCTGTAAGGTATAACTTCAAGAAACTATCATTGTATACTCTTGTAAAATCATTTGGATCTAATGTTCTAAAACAGTCAATAATAATATAGTTATCTTTTGTCATACTTCCCCAATCAATATCAAGATATAACCGGTCTTGTCTTTGGTTAAATCTTATCTGCTTCTGTGTTGAGAGAAGAAAATTTAAATCCTCCAAATATGTTTTAGTCATTGCATAGGTCAACGTTTCGGTTGTTCCCCAATAATAAACATCATTCAAAAACATTTGATATTTAACACTGAACATATTATTAGTTACAGTGTTGGTTCCATCAAACTGAAATATTTTTGTAATTCCAATTACTGAAGGTGGAACTTGTAAGTAGTTACTGTTTTCCTCAAAAGAAAACGTTACAGATGAACCATCTATAGTGGATGATGCTGTTGTAGTTACAATACCAACGGCATCATTATCACCACCTCTCGATCTGCCACGATCAATATCTTCTTGTGTTAATTTATACTTTAAGAATGTCTGCGTTACTCCATCAAAATGCCTTTCATGAAAGTACTGAATAGCATCATCAACTAAGTCATCAATTTGCTCATCAGCAACATTGATTTCAAGAACGGGCGCACCCAGTTTTCTTTTACAATAGTCTATTAAATCTTGTCTTGAAGATGGTTGCGCCATTTATTTAATACCTCTTATTGATATTTATATCTTAGATAAAACTTCTTGCTGTTTCATATAGAGTTTGATGTATGACTTAGTATACATTCTTAACTCCTCAATATCATTAATTTTATCAATTTCAAGGCAAGTTTTAGTATAATTAAAATTCTTTGTCAAACTTTCAAGTTTTATGTCATCAGGATCCATTTGCAATACCTCTAAGTAATAGTTTAATTTCATTCAAGTCACTCTTGATAGAACCAACATCTTTTTCCAAAGATTCGATTCTATCTCTTTCATTCTCTCTAATTTTTCTACTATTAATATAAGACACATAGTCAGAATGATTTGTATTCAAGATTGCATTTGTATTTGGATCTCTATAGAGATTCTTTTCACCTTCTACTGGTATTAAACTCATATTACGCTAAAGCAATTGCTCTCAGATCTTTAATAATTGGTGGATATGCTTGGTTTGTTGAAGCAAACACAAGTTTTATTCGGAAAATCTTGAATTCTGGTAAGTTGTCATCAGTGAAACTATATTCTCTGAAAGAACTTGGATCTCCTACAACATTAAACGAATCATTCTTCGCGGGGAGAATATCTGGTGTTCCACTGCTTACAGAAGGATCTATCTTCTGTCCCAAAGAGTTCAAGTTTGAATATCCTGGGAATGGGGTGAATACTGGTTCTTCTTCTACACTGTTTTGAATAGAATAGAAACCTCTAACATCAGATGATTGATGTATAGAAGCAGAAATCATCAACTTAATTGCAGTTGCGGGATTCTCCAAAAGAATGGGAGATGAAACATACAGGAATGCATTTGGATCATCTCTATAAGATTTTACCCTAGAGTCAGAAATATAATCAGTCACTGGGTTATTAATTCTATTGGAGGTAAGAACCATACTGGTTTTTGAGAGGTCAATACATGGAGATAACCTATTATTATCGCTAACCATGTTTATGTCCATACTGAATGACTTATTGCCAGGTAAAGCAGTAAGTCTTGATCTCTCATTTACAGGAGATGCAACAACTCTTGGTGAGTCAAAATAATTTGTGCTAATGAGAGAAATCTGCTCAAACCCTTTATCCTGATAAGGAGTTTCGTTTCCATCAATACTCTTTCCACTTACAGTTCTTACAAAAGCATTAGCTGCAGTAAACTTGGGAGTTATGATACCAAAGTTTGGTGTAACTAGATCGAACGGAATATTGTAGGTTGACTTGACATCATTTCCTCCAAATTTATTATCTTCGTTGAAGTATAGTTTGGGGAATCCTGCTCCAGTTTCTCTATCTGAAGTATTAGTGCCTGCAGTTCTATCAATTTTTATTGTATAATGATCTAAACCGATAGGTCTAGAAACACTTGCATCACTTAAAGTATGAGTTTTATTGATTCTGATGAGAGAAACTCCATTAAGTTCATACTTATAAATCAGGTCACCACTTTCATGTGGGAATGCCTTTGTTCCATCTATTCCTCTACTAATTCCTGTTAAAGAATTTTCAGAGACTCCAGTGTACTTAATAATTTCATTAGAAATTATTACATAACCTGGATTTGTACTTCCAACACTTACTCCTTCAAATTGTCCAAATGATGATATATCCGAAACTACAATATCTGATGAATCTGATGCGGAATAAGTATCTGAAAGTGTGGCAGGTCTAACGTTACTCTTTGCTCCAGTGATTGTAACTTGATTGACATCAGAGTGCATTCCATGATTTCTCTGGAATACATTAATATGTAATCCATCATTAACAACCTGAACTGGTTGTGTAATAATTACATTTCCAGATGCACCGCTATTGAGGGTTGTAGAAATGCCGGAGCTATTGACGTATGTCAAGGTATATCCAGCACCAACAGTAAAATCACCTTGAACTTCATTAATGATAAGTTCATTCAATGCAGGAACTTCAGACACACTCAGTCTTAGATTTCTTCCTACTGAAGAAATACCAATCGAAGAAACTGTCAAAAGATCTCCAACAGAGTATCCAGTTCCACCATTTGCAACAGTTGCTGCAATAGCAACTCCGTTACTTATAGTAATGTTTGCAGTTGCATTTCTTCCTGTTCCCTCTACATTGACCAAATTTATATTATTGAATGTGAAATTACTTGCGGATGGAGTATATCCGATACCAGCATTAATAATTTTTAAATCGCCACTACAGGTTCCTGCACTACCAACTAGATTTCCAGTTGCACCGGATTTGAGTTGAATAACAGTATTTCCATTAGTTAAATCTGCATCATTTACTGTAGTTCCTATACCAATTCTGACAGTTCTGGAATTAATTTCAAAAGGATTTTTTGAAAGCAGTTTCAGATCTTCTGGAAGATCTGAATTAAAGAAACTTGCAGAACCTGAAGGAACAAATTGTGCTCTATGAAGGTTAAACTTAAGATCTTCATATTGACTTGGAGTCCATGTAGAAGCATTCTGAGACTTAAACAATGAACCAAGAGTTGGTTGTTGTGTTACAAGAACTTGTGTACTTTCATTTTCTAATGTTTGAACGTCAAATTCTCCAAGTCTTGAAATCCATACTGTATATTCTGTGGAATCTGAGAGAAGAACTAATGCATATTCTTTATTAGATTCAAGGTAGGCGGGAGAATCAAATGTAATTGTTGTTGGTACGGAAGAGTCTTCCGAAAGATTTACATCATCTGGATAAACAACAACATTTGTGAATGGAACTATCCTAGATGTTGGAACACCAAAGTTGACTTCACTAATATAGAATTCAACAGGAAGTGTTGCGTCTTTGGTTCTAAAGAATATGTCAACCTTTGTTGCAAATATTCCAGCAGTTTCATTGGGAGGAACTTTAAAGGACTGAGCAAGAGGATCTCTATAACCTTCATCAATAACTTCACTCCCAGTTGCTGTGGTCAACGTCGTAGTTGTTTCCGATATTGAGCGTGCATCCGCCTGATCTGATGTTACATCAGAAAGTGTTCTTGTTTCCGCTAACTCTTGGAATTCAACTCTTGCATTTCTCAGGGAGAGAGTAACTTCTTGAGTGTTATCAACATCACCTTGAGAATAGAATATTTCCTCAGAAGATGTTGTTACAACTCCAGGAATTTGAGAGTTAGAAGAACTATTAGTAAGTCTAAATACAGATCTTCCAGTTTCCCAAGATGGATTTCCTGTAGAACTTCCATCTGGAACAAAGAGTGATCCAATAACAACACCTTGATAGTCTGTTACGAGTCTATTTTCAGTGACAACCGCTGTAGCACCACTACTTTGGCCGCGAATTCTCATACCTGCTCTTATTTGACCATAGAACTGAGGATCGCTATCATTTTGAAGACTGAAAGTATCAATATTCAGAATAGAAGTTGTTGATGAATATTGTCCTGGGATTGTCTCATCTCTATTGTAAGGATTATTTGCAAATACTACAGTTGGTTGATTGTATGGTCCAAACTTATGATTTGCTAACGCAAGCCTAGCACTAAACTCTGGAGTTGCGAATATATTTGCTTCTTCATTGGAAGAACTATTCATTGCTCCAACGATTGTTTCCCCTGCCTGGAATGTCCCCGAAGACATCGATATTTCAAGTAATTTGGGAACACAATACTGGTTGACATCAATATTGTCAAAGAAAGCATATACTTGAGTATTTGGCTTCATTTTAGAAGCAGAGAACTCAATATTTCTAGAGCGCATAAAGTGAATTATGTCTCTACTTACAATTCTGTCACCAAGAGATTCTGTGTCAATTTGCTCTCTAACAGTTCTTATTTCTCCAGTTCTTCTCTGATCTAGTTGAGTCCTTAATCTTACTGCGGCACTAACATTAAGTTCATTCGTTGTAGTTATAGTATGATCGGTAAAGTCTGTTCTTACGTCTCGGAAAGGAATTCCTCTACCCCTTACTCTAGGTCCAAGAATTATCCTTTCGTCTTCTTGCCTAGTATCTGTTTGAACTGATTGATTTGATGAAAGATTTGCCTCCATCGAAAGGTCAATATTCGTGTCGATATTGGTAGTTTCCCAAGAGTTCCAAATAATTGGACTCACACCAATTCTTCTTCCGTCTCCATCATCTCTAATTTCTGCCTTCATTGCTTCCGCAACGCCACGGAAAGAACCTTCCATCATAACGTTTCTAAGATCCATTCTAGAAACATCAATCCAAACATCAACATCTGGTTCTAACTTAATGTTACCATTCCACTGCTGAACTAAGAATGGAGTAACATTTTCAACTCTGGTTGCATATGGTTGCTCTAAGAAAGAAACATCTTCATAGTCAAGAGATACAACACTACCAGTTTTTCTAATGTTAACTCCAGTAACGTCTTCTAAGAACTGTTTGTCTTGAGTTTGATTTGAATTTTCAGTAAGACCCAATATCGAAGAGGAACCAACTTCAAGTGGAAGAGTCGTGCTGTAGTGTGCTGGTCTTAAATGTCCAACTTTCAAATCTAAACTATTTTTAACTCCAACCGAATTGTCTTGAGTTCCAACAGAGGAGAAGTTATCAATGAAGAAACCTGACTTAAATCTATTCTGTCCAACACTATCTAAAATAGTCATGGTAAAAGTATTATTTTCAAGAGCAGAGAGTGAAGTATAATACTCAAGATTTCTAATTCTATTTTCAAGTCTAGAGATATCATTCATCTGATATCTCTTATGTCGAATAAAGCTAACTTTTGTATTCTTGGTATCATAAACAAAAGGTGGGACAGCAATATTTGCAATGTTCAAAGCACCAGAAACTTCTTCTGGCAATTGTGGAGTATCAGATGGAGCACCAAATTTTAC